AAGCGTCGCTACGGTTGTTAAGAAGTCCGATGGTGTTTACACAATTACCAATCTGGCAGCGGGTGTAGCGACAATCACATTTAGCACTAATGGCATCAGCTCAACGCTTGCCGTTACTGTTAACGCTGGGTAGGTGATTACTCTTGGCAGATACTACGCTTGACAAAAGTCCACTGACTGATGAACAGTTTCAGGTTCTGAAAATGTACTTGAAAGTTGATCAGACAATCGAAGACCCAATGATTATGCAACTGGTGCATGACGCCTGTGGGGAAATCAGTTCGGCTATTAGCTTTGGATCAGCGCCAGAACAGTTTCTTGGCAATCCGGAAACCCGAGATCGCTTCTTCACAGCGCTCATGAAGCAAGTGAAGGAAGATTATGACTACCGAGGCATGGGCGCCGAAGTCATGCGCTTTCCTTTACAAACATCAACAACAAATATTATCAATCAGCTTCGTTCAGAATTGCCGGAAGAGAATGGTGATTATGATGCGAACTAATCGAATGACTGAAAGAATTACATTCGTTAGCTATGAGCCAAAAAAGGTTAACGGAGTTCCAGTTGATGGAGATCCCATTGAGCATATGACGGTTTGGGCGGAGGTTCCTAAGGTACCGATCAGAGAAGCAAATGATCCACAGACGAAGTTGGGCACTCGCAAAGACAGCCCGACTTTTTTAGTTCGGTTTTTAACCACAGAGGAAATCCAGCCAACTTGGAGAATTCAATGGCGTGGTAGTGAATATCAAATCACAGGGCTTGATCCTGATTACGAGAGACGCGATCTGACAACGATTACGGCAAAGGCGGTGAGCTGATGGGCGTAAAAGTCACAGGGGATGCTGAACTGCTCGCTAATCTTAACAAACTCCAATTTGGGGTTGCAAAAGAAGCTCGAGCGGCTGTCCGAGATGGCGCACAAAAGTTTGCCGACAAGCTAAAAAGCAATACGCCCGAGTGGGACGGCGAGACTGATATGAGCGGGCATTTGAAAAATGATATTCAGCTTTCAAGTGTCCGTGAAACGAGTGGCGTAACAGAAGTAGACGTTGGATATGGGAAAGATACCGGATGGCGAGCCCACTTTCCAAACTCTGGGACCTCTTTGCAAAACCCGCAGCATTTCATTGAGGAAACGCAAGAAGTTATGCGGCCAGTTGTTATCGCTACTTTCCTAAGTCACTTGAAGGAAGGCGGGATGTAATGGCACCTGAAAAACGTGTTTATGACATCCTGTCAGTCAATTTGGATATTGCTGACAAGGTATATATAGGTACCCCAGACTTCAATAACCAGACAAGCGTAACTCCCGAAAGTCTAGCTCCATGGGTGAGAATCACTTCTTTACCCGGTGATTCTGCTGATTATGCTGATGATTCTAGGATATTAGAGTATCCGAAAGTGCAAGTAGATTTTTGGGTGAATAACACTGACTGGGATCAAGAAGAAAAAATAGAAACACAGATATATCAAGCACTACATGCGGCTGGCTGGGAAAGGTATTATCGCAACTCCTACGTTGATGGTGATACTCCAGCACTCCGTATGACAACAGGATACTTTCAGTTTCAAGGACTGCCGATTGGCTAGTCCTTTTTAATTTCCTAAAGGAGGATTTTTAATATGGCAGATACTGCTGTTACAACTAACAAGAAGTTAGCAAAATTTGGGGCTTCGGCCTTTGAATACGGGGTTGTCGGTGATGACGACTTTGTACAAAGCACACGAAAAATTCAAGGATTGTCTTCGGTTAAGCTGGACATCAAAACCGAGCAAAAGACGTTGTCTGCTGATGATGGCCCTTACTTGATTCTCTCTGGCGGCATCACAGAAGCAACCGAAACAATCGAAATGTATGATGTCGATTCACAGATGAAGTCTGACTTATTCAACATTAAGGTTGTCAATGGGGTTGAAGTATATCCCAAGAACCTTAGCCCTAATTACGCGGCAACTTTGTTCCGCACAAAGCTTTCAAATGGCAAGTACGTTTGGGTTGGTATGCTCAAGGGAATGTTCTCACTTCCGGGCGTTGATACCAAGACTGTTGACGGCACACCAGATCCAAGTGCTGACAGTATCGAAGGCTCATTTATTCCTCGAGGTGACCAAGACACTGGCAATGTTGTGTTGATTGGTCGTGAAGACAACGATGGATTCGATTTTGATAAGTTCCACGGATATGTTTTCCCTAAGACTGCTGAAGACGCGACTATTACTACCGCTACACCGGCTCCGTAATTCGCAGATCACACATTAGCTAGAGCGTTTCTATCATTGTCGCCTTGTAAATGCACAATACGCGAACAGCGGGCGGCTTATACCTAAGGAGATTAAGCATGGCATATCAAATTAAACTAAATATCAAAGGCGAAACGTGCGTGTTCACACGAAATGGAGAACCAACATTACGTGATACCACGAACGCCTTAAAAGTGCAGCAACAACAATTGCGCATGCTAAACCGTAAAGATGGCCCTTCAAACGATGATTACGATGAGAACGAGAAAAACTTAGCAAAATTTGCGGTTGATTTCTGGAAAAACCAGTTTACTACCGATGATGTTATTGATGGCTCTTCGATTTCTTTGAAATCGCTGGATTCAATCAATGATGCCATTGGCGATTCTCTAAGCGATGGTGAAGAGGATAAGAAGGACACAGCAAAAAAATCACCGAAGCGGACGTCAAAGAAGCCATTAGCAACCTTGACGACTTCTACAAAGCAAGGCTCTCTGAAGGCTACCGATTAGCTGACGTTGATGCTATGACGCTCCGCGATATTGAAAAACTTAACCAGATTTACGAGGAACGGGAGACCACGATCGACAAGGCCTTTCCGTTTCTTTTCTAGTTATATGAAAGGAGGTAAAACATGTTAGGAAATCTCGGACAAATTGCGGCTACTGTTAGTTTGAACATTGATCCGTTTCAAGTAAGCCAGCGAGTTTTGAATTCTTCAATTAAAGCAACTGCCGCTGAGTTGCGGGCTCAAGATGCTGCGTTTAAGGGCTCTGAAAAGTCTATCAACAACATGCGTTCAACCTATGACACATTGAGCCGCCAGTCAAAGAACTACCAAGCTCAGCTTCAGAAACAGCGAGAACAGTATGATGAAAATTCGAAAGCGGTTGAAAAACTTAATAAAAGTGAGACTGCATCGCAGGAAGAAATTAATCGTGCTACAAAGCTGCAAGCTAATGCTGCATCACAGTATAATCGGACTGCTGCCGCTGCTGCTCAAAATGAAAATCGAATGGCGGCCTTACGCAAAGAGATTGCACTACAAAGTGACGGCTGGACTAAAGTATCAAACGGCGCCTCTAAATTTGCTACCGCTACAGGAAAAGTCGGGTCTAAGCTTACAGGTTTTGGCTCTAAGATGACGGCAACTGTCACTGCACCATTAGCTGTTGGCTTTGCAGCAGCTGCAAAATCAGCCATTGATTTCAACAGTCAGATTGATGCTATTGGCCCGCTGCTAACAAATGGTGCAGCCGTTACTGGCAAGTTCAAAGCGCAGCTTAACCAAATGGCTGATGCTTCTAAAAAGTGGTCAGTTCAATATGGCATTTCGACTACTCAGATTAACCAAGGATTGGCCGATTTAGTTCGTGCTGGTTATGATGCTAATCAGTCAATGAAAATGATGCCTGCAATCTTGGACGCATCACGCGCTTCTGGCGATGATTTCAACACCACAATGGATGTCGTCACCTCAACGATGACACAGTTCAATGTCAAGGCGGGTAATGTGTCAAAAGTAACCGATGCCATGACTTATGCAGCTAATGCCACCAAGTCTGGCTTTGGTGATATGGGCGAGGCCATGCAGTACACTGGACAATCAGCAAATGCGGCGGGTATCTCGCTAAATGAAACGGTGGCAGCGATTGGCTTACTATCGAACGCAGGCCTGCAAGGATCAATGGCAGGTACAGCATTCAATGCGATGTTGCAAAAGCTTGCTGGTGCATCCGAAAAGGCCGATTCGCCTATGTCTTCTCTCGGCGTAAATGTGGCAGCCTTCAAAAAAGGCACGATTGGCTTGCCGGAAGTCATCGATCAGGTCACACAAAAAACCAAAGGTATGTCTGACGCTCAAAAGGTTGCCGCAGTTAATGCTGCATTTGGTGAGCGTGGCGGACGTGCTATGCTTGCATTAATGAACCAAGGTAGCTCTGCACTGGTTGATTTGACTAATAAAACTGCTAGTGCTGCTGGGGCAACTAAAAAAGTATCTGATGCCATGGGTAATACCGCTGCTGCGAACTTTAACAAGCTCAAAAGCTCGATTCAAGTCCTTGGCATCGAAATTGGCCAGAACTTACTACCTGCTTTGACACCGATGATTAAAACCGCAACGCAAATGGTGCAAGCGTTCGGAAAGCTAGACTCAGGTACTCAGCAGTCAATCGTTAAGTTTGCACTGTTTGCAGCAGTCATTGGTCCTATAAGTTCTTCTCTTGGCGGGATGCTCAACATCCTTAAAGGCGGTGCCACTGTATTTGCTTCTGTTACGGGAGGTATTGGACGAGCCGCTACAGCCGCAAAAATTGGCGGGACTGCAATGGATGTGCTCAAGTCTGGGTTTAGTAAGACAGCTTTTGAAGCACTGAAGGTTGCGCCTGCAGCGGCTGCGGCAGCAGAGGGTGCTTCTGGAATGGGAGCGGCCATGGGCGGAGCCGCAGCGAGCGGAACAGGTTTGCTAGCGGCATTGGGACCAATCGTCCCAGTTGTTTTAGGTGT